ACTCATTTGCTTTTTTGTAATCTTCTTTATTCATAAAAATATATATTTTCTCACCAAGTAAGTTACCAATTTCATAATCTGAGGGATAATGAAATCCTGCTAAAACTCTTCCGTAACCACATTCTCTTGCTGCTGCCATTAATTGTTTTTCTAATTTTGGTACTTTACCAGCAACATATCTTGCAACAACTGTTGATTGACAAGCATGACCACTTGGATATGATCTAGTTTTATTTGTAGCACTTGGTAAAGTATTTAAAGTAGGATCTACTTCCACTGGTCTTGCTCTATTAAAATGTTCTTTAAAATGATTAATTATATCAGTTTGTTGATGTATAATATCTTTAAATTCTTGAGGATGAAATCTTAATCCATTTTCTTCACAAACTTTTTGAATGGCATAAAAAGGAACTCTATCGTGATTCATAACTGAGCGAACATCATCTTCATTTCTAGTCGCAACAATTCTTTTTACTTCTTGAACCTCATCTATATCTATTACTTTAGGAGATGGTAGAGTAATTACATCTTCAAGTCCTTTTCTAAAAAACTCCATTACTTTTTCTCCTTCAACATTTTATGTAATTCAGTTGTTGACCCAACAAACAATGCATTAGTAACACTCTTAGGACCTGTATTTGGCACATCTTTAATCTTCTTTAACTTGTCTTGTAAGTCTAAAAGATTTTGTGATACTTCACTTACAGTTTTAATTAATTGTCCAGCAACTTCATATGCTCTTGGATGTTCACCCTCTTTTGCTAGTTCTAGTATACCATCAATTGCTTCATTACCCTTGTCAAGCAAATTGTAAAGATTTTTACGACCAGTTTCAAAATCTATATCTGGATCTTTATCTTCTGGTACTATAACTTGTTTACTTTTTTTAACTTCTACTGGCATAACATCGCTAGTAATATTTAAAACTTCATTTAGTTTATCATCTATGTTGCTCATTATTTGTCATCACCTGTTGCCTCATCATAATTTTTACCATCATCAAAAAATTCAAGGGTTGTTGTATATGTATATGTATCGTCTTTATCTGCTGATGTGGGATTAGGTTGTACTGTAACCCTCTCACTACGAGATGGACTTTGATCTGATGTATTAGTATATAAATCAGCAGATACTTTTTTAATAATTGCTGACTGACTAATTGGACCATACAAATAAATTTTTGCTGTAAATTGTAGTGTGTAAATTATTCTTCTTAAACTTGTAAGTGAACCTGTATAACTATCATCATAAGAAACATTTTCTAAAATAAAAGGTATATCTCTTTTTGTATCCATGTAAGTGTTATCTAAAATCATAGTAACAGTATAGTCAGGTTGAAAGAAAGGAAGTATCTGTTCTATAATTTGTAAACCATCATCTGAATTAGCAACAAAAACATTTAACTCAAAAGACACATTGTATGGTACAGGTGAGTATTGTGTATTTAATTTTGATGTATCAGCATTTGTTGTAACACGTCCTAACTTTTGATTTTTATTTAACTTACGACTTCCATCATAACTGTAACCAGTTATGTCAAATGACATTCGAGGTAGAGTGATTGCCACTTTTGAATCGTCTCCAGTTAAATCTTGTTGTGCGTCTAGTCTTGCTAAGAATTTTTCTTTAGGTGAATATGATAAAGGAACACGAAGCGTTTGTAAAGGATTTCCGCTAGAATCCAATCGCTTAATATTCACATTATTAAAAATTGTACCAAAGGCAATAACAGTATTACGAATCTGTTTATGATAAAAATGATCACCAAACATTAGTATTCGTCAACCTCACCAAATGGGTTTCTTTCGCTAAAGTCTAATATATCATCAGCTGTAGATGATGTATTTGTACCTGCTTGTGTTTCAAATATCTGCCCTTGATCATTAGTTGATTGTGAAGCCATTGTAAAGTCCTCATTAATTAAATAATCAATTGCACCAACTGAACTTTCTAACACAAATGATCCTGTTTCATTTTCTAAACTAAACTGAAACTGCATTGTGTCAGTTGATAAACTAGTTTCAACGCTATCAATTGTAGCAATACCTGTATCAAGTCTTTCTGAACTATATTCAAATCGAGTGCATGATAACTTGTAAGTGGGTAAATTACTTTGTTGATAGAATGGTTGTTCATGTTCAACAAACTGTATTTCAAAAAATGCGTTTGTTGTTGGAAAATAAACTAAGTCACCTTCTTGTGGTCTATCAGCAACCAAATCACTATTATTTTTGATTAACATTTCCCATCTTAGTTTAGATAAAGTAAATACAATATCATCTCTTAATTCTAAACCAAACTTTTTAATAATTTCTTGTTCACCCATATAACCATCAACATTATCAACATACATTTCAATAATGTAAGAGTCATCAAAAGATGAAGCAGGATCTTCGCCAAAGATTGTATCTTTGTTTGCTATCTTTCTAGGTAAATAATAGACATCTTGGCCATAAATCTTGAGCTGTTCGATTATTAAATCTTCGTATAGTCTTTGCTCAGATGTTGTGCCTGTGTCAAAATAGACATTCGTGGGCATTTATTATCCTTGTTGCATATGAGGAGGTTCTTCGTAATTACTTCTTATTTCTTCTTCTAATTTTTGTTGTTCAGTTAATGCTGTAGAAAACAATTCTGGTCCGTTAAGAGTAACACCGCCTAACATGGCAGTACCAGAAAACTTAGAAAGATTTTGTCCCCATTGTTTCTTAATTAGTGCTGTTGCATATCTCTTTAAATATATATCATCATAGATATCGGTATAAGTATCAGGATCTAATTTACGAAAAACCTCGAAAATTAAATATTCACCTGCTGTTATATCAGTTCCCCAATCCATATCAACAAACAATCTATTTGATAGTTGATTAAATCTCATTGGTTTTTCTCCCACTAAAATATGGTCAAGAAAATCTAGGTGTCGCATTGTCATTTCATAATGCACAATACTTGTAGATGAAAAATCGTATAAATCATTTAATCTTAATTGATATCTAACATCAAACATATTTAAGTTTGCTCTATCAGATAAAGAAAAAACATTGACAACAGAAATTACAGATGAAGGAACGACAAGAAAATTGTCAGCTCTTTTCCATGTAGTTGTAATAGAATTATCCGTAACTGATTCAGAAGCATCTGTGGTCATTCTTGTAATATCATCAGCCGTTACTAGATATTTTAAGTACATTCTTTCAACACCATCAACATGATATTGAGCAAAGTATTGTATTGCTTCATCTATTCTATCATCTACCTGGTCATCATCAACATTTATATCTATTACAGGCTTACCTAATGCTCGTAAACAATACTCTTTAAATGTTGCTTTTGTACTTGGGACTGCCATATTTTATTCTTCCTTTATAACTATTTATAACTATCCTAATGCGACTGCTTGAGCGATTGCAAATGCTTTAGTTGATTTAGTGTCTAATTGTGTTTGAATAGCACTAGTTACGCCGTCTAGATATCCTATCTCAGTTGATGTAACAGCACTTATAGATACATCACCACTACCGTCAGAAACTAATGCTCTAGAAGCAGTTAAGTTTTCCATCTTACTAAATGCGATTGCAGCTGACGACTTAATATCAGCATTAACAATATTTGTGATTGTATTATTATCACTATCAATACTTTTATTTGTTAGTGTATCAGTTGTATCTTTTAAAACTATTGTACCAGTTGCGTTAGGTAATGATATTGTTCTATCTGCTGTTGGGTCAATTGTTGTTAAGTTTGTTTCGTGTGCGTCAGCAGTTGCACCTTCGAACTTAAATGAATTTTGTATTTCAATCGTAGTTGAATCAATTGTTGTAGTTGTTCCTTCAACTGTTAAATTACCTTCTATTGTAACATTTCTAAATCCAGTAATATCTTTATTTGAATCTACAATTATACCTTTACTTGCAGTAACAGTTCCAGCAGTAACTCCAGTAAATTCTGATGAACTTGCATCAGCATCCGCACCAATAAACTTTCCGTCAGAAGAACTATACTTTAAAAATTTACCATCTACTAAAGCGGTACTTCTTTGAACATCATCTAAAAATTCTAAACGAACCTCACCACCGCCACCAATTGAACCCATTTGCAGAGTAACTGTATCTCTAAATGATAAAAATTCTGCTTTAAGTTTATCTAGTGAATCAATCGACTCTAACTTTCTAATTCTATTTTTATCTAATTCTGTTGCAACTTG